AGGAATAGTCAAATAACGTTGAACATCAACGCAATCTAATATAATCTGGAGATCTATGCTACAAAAGATAGGGTTTGCACCTGGTATAAATAAACAAATTACAGCAACAACAGCTGAGGCACAGTGGATAGACTGTGATAATGTTCGTTTTAGATATCAAACACCTGAAAAAATAGGTGGTTGGAAACAACTAGGCGCTGATAATATTACAGGAGCAGCTAGGGCACTACACCAATTTACTAATAGCGCAGGTCGAAAGTATTCTATTATAGGGTCAAACAGAATTTTATATGCATACTCAGGTGGTGTGTTTTATGATATACACCCAATTAAATCTACAAACACTTTATCAAATGCATTCAGCACGACCAACGGATCAACTGAAGTTACCATAAACTTTTCTGATGATCATGGTATACAAGCTGGTGACATTGTTTTATTAGATAATTTTTCATCTATCACAGACTCAGACTTTGGTGCATCAGACTTTGATGATATAAGATTTATGGCAACAACGGTGCCTGCATCAAATACAATTACTATTACAATGCCGTCTGCAGAAACAGGATCCGGTGCAACAACCTCTGGCGGTATTAGAGTTAGGCACTACTATCACGTAGGCCCTGATGTACAATCACAAGGTTTTGGTTGGTCTCTTGGGTCTTGGGGTGGACAAGAAGTAGGAGCTTTTACAACAGTTTTATCTTCAGACATATCTGCAGCTGCAACTAGTATTACATTAAACGATGCATCACAGTTTCCGTCATCTGGAACAAACTTTATTAAAATAGGAACAGAGGAGATATCTTATACGGGTATATCTACAAACACATTAACAGGTGTGACAAGGGGTGTAAGAAATACAACAGCAGCATCACACACAGCCGGCGCCACAATTACAAACACATCTAACTTTGTAGCGTGGGGTGAAGCAGCATCAGGAGATTTAATTGTTGACCCTGGTATGTGGTCCATTGACAATTTTGGTGACAAAGCAATTTGTTTAATTGTAGATGGTGAAGTGTTTGAATGGAACTCCGCAGCCACAGATGCAACTAATTCTAGAGCTACAATTATATCTAACGCACCCACAGCATCAAGACACATGATAGTATCTACACCTGATAGACACTTAGTTTTCTTTGGTACAGAAACAACGATTGGTAC